ACAGAGTCGATCGGTTCTGTTGTCGACTTCGCAACCGGCGCTTTTGATGTCTGCAAAAAGAAGTTTGGGGCTGTAGCAGGTGCGATCCTGACGACTGCCACGGGCCTTTTCCGCGGGGACTTCAAGACGCTTTTCGGCGGTCTCGATGATCTGGCGCTCGCGTCCTTCAATCTTCTGCCGGATGCGTGGAGCAAGGCGGCCGTGGCGTGGTACGAGAGCGTCAAGCAAACTGTCCGCGGCATCGGTTCGTTTATCTCCGACTTCTTCGCCAATCTTGATTTCTCGAGCTTCCTGCCAGACTTCGTGAAGAAGATGATCGGTGGCAGCAGTACTACTCAAAACGATAGAGTGCAGAGTGCAGAGCGTCCAGTCGATCTCGCACCTGTGACGATCGAGCCTGAAAGCAGAACTCGCATGAGCGGTCAGATGCTCGTGCGTGTGGCCGCTTCGCCCGGCACGACGGCACAGCTTGCAGGCATGTCAGCTGACGGCATGAAGCTTGTCGGCAATGTCGGCTAC